TTTCGGATTCCTCATGTTTGATCATTGAACGGGGAGCACCAGCCTTTTTCATGAAGCCGATCTCCTTCTTCACCATCGCCTTGGACTCTTTCATTTCGCCACCTTCTTTGAACTTGCGGCCCTTGTCCGCTTTCAAGAACTCTGCCCCAACGGATTGGGGAACTCCTGCCTTCTTGGCGAACTTGGGGTTTGACGCCACCGCCGCCATGAACCTGTGCTGCTTACCGCTAACTGAGGGCACTTCTCTGCTCCTTCATGTAGGCGTCCAGCTTGCCTTCAAGACGATCCAACCGAGCGATCACCCGGTTCATGTCGTCGTGCACATCGCCCTTCGTGACGTACTCCTTGGCGATCTCCTCCCGCGTACGGTTGAGAAGAATCTGAATACGTTTGACCTCTTCCGCATGACTCTTGACCACCCAAAGAATGATGGCCGAGAGGAAGGAGAGGACTACGTTCCATATCAGCAGTTCCATGCCCGCAGACTCTTGTTAATCCTCGAATTCGGATCGCTTGCGGTTTTTTCGCTCGTCAACTTCTTTTTCATCCCTTTCATACGGGCGCAGAAAGAGTCGCGGCGTGGCCCGCCCTCCGGCTGTGGAGCCTTCAGTCCGGGCTTCCCTGGATTCGCGGCGTTGTAGGAGGCTCGCCCCTTGGCGTTCAAGCCGCCCTTGGGGTTCTTTCCTTCCTTGCGCTGCCATGCCGGGGTCTTAGCCATAAAAGATCGTCGTGGTGACGTTGCTGACCAAACCAACGTAGATACCGTTCTCGGCCAAAATTCCTTCGCCCGGAATCACCACGGGAAATGCAGTTGCGTTGTACGAATCTGCTTCCATCAAAATGTCAGCGTACATGGTCACCGCAGGGCTTCCAGTGATGGTGCCCGAAGCAGTGTCCGTAACCGTGAACGTGTTGGCGTTGGATACCGTCACAGCGTACACGTTGGTCGTCGCCGTGCCGCCAGTGCCTGCTGAGAAGGACAGCCACACGCGGTCGCCAGTGGCAAGGCCGTGCGCAGTGATGGTCACCGTGACTGTATTGGTCGAACGACCGTACGTGCCGGTCTGAGCCAGATTGTTGGCGTACACCGTGTTGCGCGCAGCAGCACTGGCATTGGCCGAAACAATCGCACCCTTGAGACGCGTACGGTAGGTGACCGCTACACCAGACGCACTCATGTGCGCTGATTTAACGTCGTATTGCATCGCCATCTTTTTGCTCCAATTCTGGTGCGTCTAACCTGTCTAGCAGCATCCTGTAGGCTTGAATCGTAGCTTGAGCCTGGATTTGGAAGGTCACCGCCTTCTGCATCTCACGCTCAAGCTCAGCAACTTCAGCCTCCAAGAATTCCTTGGTTATCTGCATCAGGGCGTGAAGGTGGCGTAAGCGGGGACGTAATAGGGCGTGCCGCCAATGGTCACCTTGATGACCTTAGAAGGCGATGCAGCCACCGCACTGGCAGTAGGCGCAACCGTAGCCGCAGGGCCAGTCTCGATGTTGATCAGGTTCTGAACTTCACCGGTCTGAGAGCCGCTGTCGGTCACGCGAATGAACGAAGAGGCCGCGCCCAGAGTGACGTTGGTGCCGTAGTCGGTGTCCAGTTGCAGAACAGCCAACGTGCCGCCAGGAGTGGTAGCCGTGCCGCCCAGCGTAGCGCGGATGGCGTTGGCCGCACCAGAGATGGTGCCCGTGGTGTTGATCGACGTGCTGATGTGAGCGCCGTTGATCGTGCCGCCCGTTGCCGCACCTGCACCAGTAACGACGGAGAACGCACGCAGCGTCTCGCCGGAGCCAGTCGAGGTAAATGCCAGACGGTTGTACGACAGGCGGGTGTCGCCCGTCGTAGCCGAAGTGGTGGCGTAAGACGAACTGATGTTGCCAGCGGTCGTGACGGAAATGGGACTAGACGCAGTGCCGCCAATGAAACCATTGTTCGACGCAACTGGGCCGGAGAAGGTAGTGCGAGCCATCGCATATTCCTCAAATTGCGCTTGCTGTCTGTGAGGTCAGTCCGCCAAGCCGGTCAGCAAGCAGGTTTGGAATCTTGGGACTTGCGTATTTATACACCCGCTAGAGAAAAAAGAAAAGGGGGCCGAAGCCCCCTTTTTCCCTACCGGATTAGGCTCCGGCAGAACCCCAAATTCCGAGAGGGTCACTCCATCCGAAAGAATAACGCTCGCGGGCCTTGTAGCGCACGTTGCCGGTGTCGAAGTCACCGTCCATCGAGGTGCCCATAGCGACACGCTCGAAGTGCTTCAGACCGTTGGGCACGTCCGTGGTCAGGAACCAGGCGTTGACGTCGGTCAAGAAGTGGTTGACGGTGAAGCCACCAGGGATCGCACCCATCTGCTTGATAGCGTTGATGTCGTTATCAGCAGTGGCCACGCGCAGTTCAGTGTCAAGCAGACGCTTGGCAACGAACATCAGGCTGGGCGGAATGACCAGCTTGACCGGCTTGGCGGCGATCAGCAGACCGCGTTCGTCCGTCCACGCAGCGATCTGAATCACAGCGTTTTCGAGCGACGTCTCGTTCAGGTCCACTGCCACAGACGGGCTGTTGTAGTTCACACCACCGGAAACCAGGGGGTGACCCACGCGAGCAGCCGAGGAGTTGACGCCGAACAGCGACACGCCGTCACCACCGGGGTAAGCGCCGTTGAAGCCGTTGTTCAGAACGGCAGCGGCCTTAACCTGCTTGGTGTAGGACATCGCACGGGCCAGAGCCTTGGTGTAGCGGGCAGACAGACTGTCATACAGGTTGTCTTCCACTGCTTCCTCGGTGATCGAGAAGCCAAGGGCGATAGTCTCGTGGTTGTAACGAGCGGTGAAGGCTTCCTGCGCATTGTCATACGCGATGGCCTGACCTTCGTTCTTCACCGGAGCGGCACTGAAGCCAGCCAGCTTGGTTTCTTCTTCAAAGGAACGCTCGGACTTCTCAGTCTCGTAGATTTCCTTGTGCTCTTCGCCGTAGCGAGCGTACTCCATACCGAACAGAGCGTTCAGGCCGGGCAGGAGTTCCTTGAGTAGTTGGGCACGAGAAATTGCCATTTCAGATCACTCCTTATCAGGCAACGCCAGTTGCATTCGTGTACGAATGCTGGCCGATGTTGAACTTCACCAACACATCGGTCTTGGCATCACCAACAGTCGAGAACGGACCGTTGACAAAGCCGACCAGACGGAAGCCCGCAGTGAGGGCTTGCGTCGTGGCGCTCAGTGCCGACAGCGAATTGCCCGAGGTGGTGGAGCCACCCGTGCCTGCCGTACCGCTCTGAGCAGCGGCGAAGAGCATGTTTTGACCCAGTTGAGTCTGCGTCACAGGGCCATCGGCCTGGGCTTGGAACACGGCGCGGTCGTCATCGACGACGTACGCAACAGCGTTCAGCGAACCCGAGGGATAGTACTGCGAGAAGACCGTCTGGCCTTGCGCGTTGACGTACGAGCAGCCCACGAAGACACCGATGGTGCCAGCGGGGAATGCGTCGCCGGTGCCACCAGTCTCAGTCACGAGGCGGATGTAACCGTCAGTGTGGATTTTCACCACTTGGCCGTAGAAGAGGTTGCTCGAATAGCCGGCGGGGTCAATCAGAAACTGACGCGTTTCGCCTGCGTACGGCAGACCGTCAACTCGGTTTACAGCCCGTAGGCCGTAGGGAGCAGCAGTAGATGCCATTTAAGGACTCCTAAGTTACTTTGAACCAGAACCGAACCCACCTCCGCGCGTCGTGCTGGACTTGCGGTCCGAGAACAACGGCATCCGTGGATCATTGTTTCGCATGAAGTGGTTGTCCACTGAGTCCATCTGAGCTTGCGCTTGACGCCCGTAATAGTCGTCCCGTGAGCGTGCGAGTTCAGCGGGCATCTTGCAGAGCATGAGGCCACCAATTTCCACGTTCCCGGTCTTCTCGTTACCCGGCAGCATAAGTTCAGGATGGTCAACCGCCTTCACCGGCTCCCAACCCTCGCGCATCTTTTTGGACACGTTGGTGGGGTCAGACTGTCCCAGGACGTGCGTCGCAACCCAGCGATACACATACCCCGGCTCAGGTGTCGGATCGGGCAGTGAACTCGAAGGTGTGTACACCATACGAGCAGATTTTTCGCGTGACTGCATGTCACGGGGGATACGGTTTTGAGTTTCAGCCATTTTGGTTCTCCAGTTTTGCCACTTGAGCAGCGTATTGCTGCGGGGTCAGGCCCAGCTTTTTCGCCAACGCAACTTGCGTTTGAGTCAGTCGAATTTTTCCGACACCCGTAGTACGAGTGGCGGGAGCCACAACCGTTGTGGGTTTCTTTTGAACCTCAACCGTCTTCGGCTTGTCTTCGTTACCACCGAATAACTCGGGGAACTTCGACTTCATGCGACCATCGATCTGGTCGAAATACTCATCGGAGCGGGGATCAACACCCCCGGTGACTAGCTTTTGATGCAGCCCTAGTGCGTAGCT